AATTGCTCGGTGTAGAGGTGCTTTGATTGCACAATCCATAGTAGATTTTGTTTCTTGGATTAAATGAAAAACTGCCCCCAGTGTTTGTGTCTGCATACGCTACAGCAATATACTTTTGCGTAAATTGAAATGTTGTTGGTCTCCATCTAAATATCGAACTTGCGGGACTAAACTTAGATGCGCCTAAGCTATTTACCATCCTGGTAAAGAAATACCAATTACCTGAAGGGATGTTAATCAAAGGAATGGTTGGCAAAGCGGTGCTTGGAGACCAAGGCGTTCCGTCAGATTGAATTTCGCTTGTAGCCGCGAAAATAAGTTGAGCCGTTGTCGGCGTTTGAAATGCTGAATACCAAACCTCCGCGTATTGTGTAATGCCAGAAGACGCAGTTGTTACTTGCACCAAAAACAATGGATTGGTTATTGTGGGGTACTCTGATGCGACCGACGGAGCATAAAGAGTCCCAAAGAAAAGCGGATCACCGATCCCAGTATTGGGCGCTGGCGTAAATTCAGTAATTGCTACGTCATCATAAATTGTCGGGTTATATTCTTGCAATGACAGTTTTACAGTCAAAGAACCGTCATCGCCAAAAACCTGAACTACTTTATTGCAACGGAATAACTTGGCAACCCATCCGTAATTAGCGTTTGTAATCGTGACAATATCGCCAGCGTCTAATTGCAACCCGGTAAATCCAATCGAACACTCAACCTGCAAATCCTCTCTTGAGGTTTTTAAAAAGCGATTTGCTAAATATTGCGCTCTGACGTTGTTGTTTACTAAGGGCAACGTCAAGGATTCTTTGTTAACAGGCTCATTGGGGAACAATAAAGCAGGATCAATTTGGGCTAAGTCAAATGTTGACGAATTAAAGGCATCCTGGTTTGTTTTGTCGGGAAACTTTACCTCAACCACGTTATACGATGACGATAAGTCCATTGGCGTTATTTGAATCGCAGAGACAATATTTGAATCATCTAGCGCCATCGCAACACTGTAAGTCGGTGTTTGTGTAATAACTCCCCATTGCGCGTTTATTTCGTCGTATCTTAAAAGACAATCACAACAAGCCGACATATCTTGTAGATTATCCATAATAGAGCTAGTCGTTTCTAGCAATCCATCAAACCTAAATCTTGTCTGCGTTGTTGTAAATCCAGCGTAACTTGTGTAAGTAAACGATTGGTCGCAATAAGCGTCTAGCGCCGTTAGGCTTGCAGTATTTATTTGACTTAACGGAATAGCCGCGCCGTATCTTGTGTTTATTAAATAATCATAAAAACAATCACCTGGACGCGTTCTTGAATTGATGACTTTAAATCTTGTTTGTTGTAAACCAGTAATCCCTTTTTCACTGTTGTAATCCAAGACAACAATAGCAAACGCGCAATTAGTCATAAGTTTTTGCGCGTCCCATTTGTATTCTAAAGACGCGTCTTGCATGAGCTGAATTGCTGATATTGACGAATTAACAGGCTGTGTAGAGCCGTTTTTATAGAGATATATGGAAATTAAACCATTGACTTCAGTGTTAACTTCAAGGGTAGACTCATCGGTTAACGACGCTACTGTGTATCCGTTAGCTTGGAAAGTGACTTTTTTCCCGCCAAAATAAATGTCGCCAAAAGTTATATTGTCCGGCGTTTGCCCTGTATTCGTACTTGTAACTTCACAAAGCGTCAATACGTAATACATTCTCTGGTTATCGGTTGTAATGCTTAAGTCAGTGACAATGCCGCCTACCCATGCCTCACCATAAACAACTGGAACTTTATTATCTGTCGCTGGAGGTATTTGCTGCCTATTCCCAGGATCGGGGGAGTCGCCAGATAAATAATTTTGTTTTTCTGCGGTCGCTTTAGAGATAATCGAGCCAACTACCAAATTGATTGCAAAAGCGACAATAGCTGTAGAAATTGCTCCGGCAGTCATCCCAAATATACCGACAGCAATAATTGTGCCTATTGCATACGCAGGAGCAGCAAACAAAATCGCCGCCAAAACAAGAAATTTTTTCATCATTGAACCCAAGTTATATCTTTAGGTCTAAATCCATAGCGCGAATAATCAAAGTTTTGGCTTACATCGAGCTTTGCCATCGTGAAATAACAGATCTTTCCAGATGCTTTTAATTCCTTGCCATACTCAATGTAACTTTTAAACAACCTGTATCCTGTTGATGTGTTTCTAAATTCCTTTCTTACAAACCAAGCTAATTCATTTAAAACAAGAACATCTTGATCCCATATTGAAGGCGTAATGATTGACATTAAAAAGCCTTTTTGCGGAGCGTAAAAAATCCTACCCGCGCCAGCAAGAATATGATCCACAACCCTGCCAACATTTTCCGTTTTTATTGCATTCGCCAATTCAGGGAAATCGGCAGAATCCCTAAACTCTGTCCAAATTTGGACTATATCCTTCCGATCAAACTTATTAGCATCCCTAATCATTCTTTTTTGCCGAACAAGTAATTGATCGTTGATACAAACGCCACTCGATTCATTGCCGTATCATGAGGGTAAAAAAACTGCCAAGAATTGTTATTTGTATATCTACCTGCAACACGGTTTTGCAAAATAATCTGTATTGACGAAGCGGACATTGTGATAACCCCAACAAATTCACGCGCTTCTTCTATCCATTGCTCAGAAATGGAAAACGTCGATATGTAACCATTAAAAAACTGATATAACCCACCAGTTCCACCGCCGGTTATAAGATTGCCACTTGTATCAAAAAAACCTTTCCAAGCCTCTATTTTTGATCCTTTAATTTGCTGGCCTAAAACAAAACCAAGCATGGCTGTATCAATACCGACTACAGTAAATGTCGTTTCATTCGCGGTGCTTTTAATATCTCTCGTTGCATCACCAACCCTTACAAGTATTCCGAGACCCGAAAAGGGTTGGGCATCTACCGCAGGTATAGTTAGCGATGATGCTGCTGTCGAAAAACGATATGTTCCGCTTGGGCTTATGATCCTTACAAAATCCGCGTAACGAATATTGTTGGTATTTTGTACTGGCGGAATGCTGTTCATAAAACGCTTTCAAAAGCCAAGAAAGATCCCGACCACTGAATAAAAGAATCATTGGTCATTGGAATCAAAGTGTATGTAGGATAGTCACGCAAAATAACCGGGAAGGTTGTTCCGATATAAGGACTGCCACCCAAAGAAACCGTTGTTCCAAATTGACCAATAACCGCAGCAACAGGCGAGGCAAGCGCCGCTATTAGGTTCCTATGCACCGGAATCGTCACTGTTGACGAACCTCCTCTTTGAACATCTGCGGTAGCAATGTAAGCATATCTACCAACCTGACAAAAGTCCCCGGCTTTTACAATATATGCAGAAGAAGATATTGCAGGGAGATCTCCAAGAACCAAGTTTTTTGCAGCGGAACTTGTTTGCCAATTGCAAGCCGATATTTGGCCTGATGTCATGTCGCCCTGATATTTAATGTAATTAATCCAGCCAGTTGATCCAAAATTTAAATATTGCTCAAGAGCTTTATCAGGAATGCGTAAGGTGTTTAGCAAAGATCTGTTTTGCGAGTAAAGAAGATAGTTCATTGGCTTCATCGTAAAAGCAAAAGGAACTACCGTAATAATTTCAGATGTTGAAATCCGCTGATTTCTTGATACAACCTGACCGACAAACCGCTGATCGTTTATTGAAATAGACTCAGAGATTGACAAGATTGTTGTTAGACTCATGATTACCTCGACTGCGGTATCGATCTAGTCGCAGATTGATTCGCTGCCCAAACAGACATTTTATTTTTCGCTAGGAATTGCGCGGCTGATTGAGTGTCTATAGCTTGCATATTGGCAATGTACGGCCCGTTATAGTTCACCGTCTGACCACCGCCCATAAGCATGTGATTAGGAACAATTGTTCCACTAGCATTAGGAATGAACAGTTCCGGCCCTCTCTCCCCGATAACATAAGCCTCATTACCCTGAACAGGACCGCCATCGGCCATAAAGCCACTAGCTGCCAGCGCTGCAAAATTACTGCCCCCACCAGCCGCCGATAAATCGGAAAGACTCGCACCACCACCTAAAAAACCACCAGCAAAACCAAACAATCCCTTGCCTTGAGGTGCAAGCATATCGAATAATTGATTAAACTGCTTGGTTGCCATCCTTTTAAAAATATCAATCAAGACGCTTCTAAACATCTCTCCGGCACTTTTCCCGGACATAAATGCGTCAACAATACTTGCGCCTAAACTCTTAAACCCGTCTCTTATGTCTTCTAATATGTCGTCAGTCTTTTTAAGTTTGTTATTGAAGTCTTCGTATGCTTTATCAGTAAGTCTTGTCCATTGCTCTTGATTGATTTCTGATTGCTCAAGCCACTCGTTATATTCTTTAATTTGATCTATGTATACTTCTAAAGGCGTTCTTGTTGACTCAATCTGCCTTTTAATTTGAGCAAACCTTCTTTCTCCAGCGTCAGACGCATCTTTTTCAATTTGCTCTTGACGCTCTATCGTCTTAATGTAATTTTTGACAGCATCTTCTTGCGACTTATAAAACTCCTTGGTCGCCGCTTCTTCTTCCTGTCTTTCTCTTTCTTCAAACTGCTTGCGTCTTTCTATAGATTGCTTAAGCGCGTCATCACGATCTTTTAAAGCAATAATTTGCTTTGCCTTAGCAACCCCTTCAGCACCACCTTGTTTTGCAGCCTCAAACAATAAAGCGGCATTCTCGCCTTCTTTTAGTTTGCGGATCTGCTGATCTAATCCCTCTAAGTAAGCCTTTCTTCGCTCCGCTTCGCGCTCAGCAAGCCTTTTTGCATCACTCTCTTCTTTCTTTTCGGTGTCTGTTTTGGCGGCTTTGGCTTCGGCAACCTTAACAAATGTTTGCAGCAAATCGTTTCTTAACTTTTGCCCTTCTTCGGTTGCTTGCTTTGTAGCCAGTGAAAGACTGGTTACAAAAGACGTTAACTCCTCAAAAGTCCTTTTGCCCTCTTTAAATTCACGTAGCTGTTGAAATAATTTTTGCGCTTCAACAGAACCGACTTTTGTAGTATGGCAACTTAGAGATGTGCATCAACCCGTGTATACCGGGCCGCAATCTGTAAAGGGTATTGATACACCAGTGTTTCAGGCTTCCGTATTTGCTCAA